GATTGCCCGTACTTTCGGGATATGGTCGAGCGCGGTGAAATTCCAGCGGCTTACATCGGTCGCCGCACCGTCATGATCCACGCGCCAATCAAAGGGACTGTGCTTTTGACCGAGGGCTATCATTTCACCGTGGACGATGAAGAAGGGAGACAATACCTGTGAGTAAATCTTGGACGCCTGAGGAGCTGGCTGCTGCCAGTGCCGCGATGAAAGCGGAGGGCCACATGAGCTACGAGGAGTTCTGTGCCGCGCCAGTGTTACGGCTGGAACACAGAGGCCGCGACAGCTGGGATCGCCCCGTCTACGAGTGCGACGGTCGGCTCTATGTCGATGTCGACCCGCGCCGGAGCAGACCGGCAGACATCTGCACGAAGCAGGGCAACGCCTTTGACGGCGAGCCCTGCGACCCTGTTCCAGAGGGAACGATCATTGAGTTCGTTCCGGAGCGGGATACATGGGATTTTTGAAAGGAAAGCGCAGCGGCCACGCGCAAGCACCTCTCTCGCCGCCGTAGGCGAGTTGCAACACCACCTTTGCGGCGTGGGAGGGTAGACGCCCACCCAAATGCGAAAAACGCTCCTGCGCCCCCGTAAACGCGAAAGCGCCGGAAAATAGAAAAAGCCCCCTCGACAGGACGGTAAAATCCTGCGAGGGGGCTTTCATTGTGTGGGCGGTATTCAGATGGCGGGGCTGTCGATGCTGCCGTCGTCCTCCGTGTCGGTTCGGAAGTTGTTTGCCTTGGCCGCCTCAAAGGTGATCCCGCCACGCTTGTGGTCGGACTTCGCAAGCGAGAGGTAGCCGTTTGCTCCGGCGATGATGATCGCCTCACCAACGCCGGTGGCGGCAGTAAGCCATGCAGCGGCGGCGGTATAGCCGCTTTTGATGCACAGATACATGAGGAACAGGCATTCTTGAACGATCAACAGACCGGCCAGCATCGCCAGCAGGCACACGACCTTACTCCATTCAACCTTGCGCTTCTTCGCGGCTCTGCGCTTGCGCTTTGCCATCAGCTCAGCCCAAACTTCTGGGCGAAGCGGTAGAGGACGGTCACCAGCTGCTCGCGGGTCATCATGTCCTCCCACATTCCATTGAACTCATTGGAGTTGCCGCCGCAAATGATGCCGTTATCCACGGCCCATTTGCGCGCTTCCTCCGAGTAGGCGGAAGCATCGTTGTCCTGAAGCTCCTTGCGCATCTCACGCCAAAGCTCCTTGAATTTGTTGATATCCATATCGTCATCCTCCTCGTCCATGCCTGCGGAAAGCTGGGCTGTCACCTTTTCGGCGAGGTCGCCCATGCGGGCGTACATCCAGTTCCCGGGGCAGCTTTTGTTGGCAAACCAGCGGTGTACGGTCAGCACCATCTCGTCCGGTGCAGGGGTGTAGGCAAGCGTCTTGTCCTTATCCTCCAGCCAGAGCAGCTTGGTCTTGCCGTTGCGCTTGCAGATGTCGACGCAAAGCGTAATGAGGGACTGATAGACCACATCGCGGAATGCGTACGGCTCTGCACCATCGGACGCACATTCGATAGTCACCGCCCGCTGGTCGTTTGCATTGCTGGAGGAACACCAGGATCGGTTTTTCTCCTCGACATACATACCGACGCGGCCGTCTGCGCCGATTCCGTAATTGCAGCTCGCCTCTCTGGAGGCAGGGAGGAAGATATCTCCCAACTGCTCCACGCTGCACTGGCCCACTACGCAGTGTGGCGTGATGCGGTCGATCTTACGGGTCCTCTGCCCGGAGTGATTCGGGCTGAGCTTTGTGTAGCTGACAAGAGGGCTATTGCTCATAGGTCATTCCTCCTCGGGGGCGGTATGGTCTTCCTTGCCCTCACCGGAAGGCAGCGCAGTAGGCGCCGCGTCCGCCCCGGGTGTCGCGGTAGAGAGCATATCTTTCAGCTTTTTCAGTACATCAACGGCATAGGCGGTAAAGGCTGCCAGCATAGCCAGCGATACCGCTGTCATCAGGTTTACGGTCTGCCCATCGACCTCCACTACCATCAGATCGGGGTTGAGGTACCCGGCGAAGTAGACCGCGACCAGCGCCGCTGCCACAACTGCACTCTTGATGCAGCCGTTGCGGAACTTCGTCTGATCCCATTCCCCATCAATGATGGCATTGATGGAACCGAGGGCAATGTTCGCGGCGATCAGCAGCACAAGCCCTGCGGCCAGGCGGATGATCGTCATATCCAGCACATTCATTGTGCGTCCTCCTTACTGCAAAAAGTCGTTGCTGTCCAAGCACCGGCGATATATCGTCTTGATCCGGTCACTGGTCAGCTCTGTTACATTGTTTTCAAACTCCGGGTGATCCTCGCAGTATCGTTCGTAGGCGGCGATGTCCCGGAGCGTTTGGTCGAAATGATCTTTGGTGTGGCGCTCGCCGTGGAGACATTCATCGCCGAAGCGTAGAATGCGCGCCCGGCAGTTGACGGCCTTTTCCTCGGCCATGCCAGACCGAACGCACTGCAGCTCGCTTTCGAGCTTTCCGACCTTCTCCAAGACCTCGCTGTTGATAGCGCGCCCGAAAGCCTTTGCTATTGCAGACCACGGATTGATTTTGATGGGGGCGAGCTGGAGCAGCGTCAGCAGCACAAACAGCGCGCTTCCCCCACCAAACAAAATCTCCTTGAGCGTCATCTCTCAATCCTCCTCTGCGCGTGATAAGAAGGGCAGCCCCCGTAAAGGAGCTGCCCTCCGTATCAATGCCGTGGTCAGACGGTGACTTCGAGATCTGCCAGGATCTCCTCGACCTGCTTCCGAATCAGGCTCGGAACCTGGTCGATGGTCTTCTTGCCCTTGACGATCAGGGTCGCGTAGACAACTGCCATAACCGCTACCTCCTTTCCCATCAGAATGTATAAAAGAAGGAGCCGAAGGCTTTTCATAAGCCCTCAGCTCCATTCTTGCTATTTTCGAGGATTTCCCGGACGGCTGCTCGCAGCTGGTCGGGAACTTCCTCAATCGTCTTTTTTCCTTTGCGGATCAGGTCTGCGTAGACCTTCACCATGTAATTGCTCGCCATCGGTTACGCGCCTCCTGTTGTAGATGTCACGGCGACGATCTGTTCGTAGACATCGCATAGCGCCATCTGCGTATCGGTGACCTGCCCCTCAAGGCTCGTCACCTTTTCCGTCAATGCCGCCTTGTCGGTCTCCAGGTCGGCTACCTGCTGCTGCAGGGAGGGGATCGTCTTGCCCTCCGCCTCATGCAGCTTGGCTTGCGCCAGATAACCGGCATAGTTGCCGAGGATGTCTTCACTCAGGCCGTCGTACATATTCAGCTCCAGGTGATATTCGTCGTACACCCACCCGCTGATGGTCAGCTCGTCCCGCTTTTCCTCAAACGGCTCGGCGTTCTCGTAGAAGCGCACCAGGGCTACCCCCGGCTTATTAGGCTGCTCCTCCAGCGAGAAAGCGTTGCTGGGCGCGTTGTCGCCTCTTACTCTCATTTCGCACGACCTCCTTCAGATGTTTTACTCCAATCGGGTCAATGTACTTCACCCGAATTGTATGGCTATTGCAGTGCTTCAGTTGCCCGGCGCGGCTCAGTAGCCCGGAGGCCTGGGCGAACATGATAGGCTTTCCGGCGTCAAGCCGCTTTTTGACGCGGCGGCATTGCCGGGTGAAGCGCAGGAAATTCCGCTTGCGCAGAATGACATGAGTGCGGGAAAAGCGGTAGCCGACCGCGCTCACCATGCGCTTTGCCGTGGGATAGATCTGCCAGTTCGCTTTCATGGACAGGCCGAGCCGCTGCTGCATGAACGCGGCGATCAGCTTCCGCGCCTTGTGCAGCTGCTTCTTATTCGGCCCGAGCAGGGTGATGTTGTCCATGTAGCGGGTCATATACTTCACGCCCGGCAGCGTCATGATGTACCTGTCCAGCGGCTCCAAGTAGAAGTTTGCCAGCCATTGGCAGATGTAATACCCGATAGCCAGCCCGCCGCCGCAGGATTCGATGATGGAATAGACCGTCCGCAGAAAGCGCTTGTCCTTGATCTTCCGCGCCAGCGCCCAGATCAGCCGCTTGCCGGAGATGCTGGGGTAATACTGTGCGACGTCCAGCTCAGCGGCGTACTTCGTCCCCTTCGGGTCGTTGCGGAGCGCGCCGCGGATCTTCTTGTGGATTCGCTTTCCACCACGTCCGGGAATCGACGCGCAGGACCACGGGTGCATCCCGCGCATAAGCACCGGTTTCATGGCCGTCACCAGCATCCACTGGATCACGCCGTCCGGCCAGAACGGGACCATCTTGATCTTACGGTGCTTCTCGCTGCTCTCATCATAGATCTCGCGGATCTTCGGCTCGGATGGTACAAAGATCTCGCTTGCGACCAGCTCATAGGTCTTTTCGACATACCCGTCCAGGTCTGCCAACACAGGGGCAATGTCTTTACGACTCCGGCGCCCCTTTGCCGCCTCCTGAATGACAGCGCGAATGAAGTCCCGGTCAACCATCTTGTCGTAGAGATAGCCGACTCGTTTCGGCATAGGATTTCCCCTCCGTCCTTGTTTGCCTGCGAGGTTATTCGAGCCGAAGCCTACTAAACCCCGTCCTATGCGGCAATATTTTCACCAAGCGGTGAGGGAAAGCCTGCGCCAGTCAAAAGAAAAACAAGTAGTCGCGCGCCGACGTTCGAGTTCGTGTTCGACGAGGTGTTGTTCGCGTTGAAGTAGAAAAGGCCGGCATTGCCGCCGTTGTTCCAGTTGCCACCGACGAGGAGGACACGCCAGCCAGAGTTGTAGTTGGCGTAGAAAACAAGCCCTCGGCGCATGGCGCAGGCAGTCCCGGAGGTAATTATACCTCCGGCCTGCCGCGCATACGGAAAAACGG